ATGCCAACCCGTCCCAACAGTAAACCGCTTATAAAAAGCACTCAACTCGCCCGGCTGGAACGCCTGCTCGACATGCTCTACCGCCCTGCAGAGATTGCCGACGAGCTGGGCATCAATATCGACACCGTTTACAGGACCTACATCAAGAACGGCTTGCCTCACACCCAGGATGAGCGCGGACACATCTGGATCCACGGACCCGCCGCATCGAACTGGATCCGGTCCCAGTTCCGGGCGAGGCGCCACCGGAAGATGACCCTTCCCGAGAACCATGCCTGGTGCCTGAAATGCCGGATCCCCGCCCCGATCATAAATTCAACCTCCCGCCCCCTGGGAAACAAACGAGTTCTCCTCCAGGCTGCCTGCCCGCGCTGTGGTCGGACCATCAATCGAATCGCGAGGAGGTCAGAATGATCAACCGTCAGAACTACCTCGATCTCCGGGTTTTCCTCCATCATTGCGAGCGCGGGCTGCAGCTCCATCCTTCCACCGTGGAGCGAATCCGTGGGCATCTGCGTCACACACTGGAATGGGCGGACGACACTCCATTTCCCCAGGCTCGAAGACTGGATCCCGTCTATCCGGCGTACCTGGTCGCGCTGGACCTCTCGCCGGCGTCCCTGACGAAAGGCCTTGGCAACGCCCGGTCATTTTTTCGGTTTGCCCGCGACGCGTGGCGCCTGCGATACCGGGAAATTGATGATCAGTGGATCAGCCTCCTGCGGCCTCCGCGTGGTCACCGGCTGGAATCCCGCCTCGAGGTCCGGACCTATTACACGCTCGACGATGTGCGCCGGCTCCTGGCTGTTTCTGCAGAAACGCTCCGCGAGCAACGCACCCGGGCAGCGATCGCCATGCTCTTTTTGTCGGGCATGCGCGACGGTGCCCTCATGACGCTGCCCCTGTCCTGTGTCGATATCGCCCGCCGGGAAATACGTCAACTCCCCGAGGCAGGCGTCCAAACCAAAAACGGGAAAGCCGCCGTCACCTACCTGCTTGAGATCCCGGACTTGATGGGAGTCGTGGCATCCTGGGATGCCCGGCTGCGCGAACAGTTTGCCCCGGATGCCCTGTGGGTGCCTTCAGTGGCGCGTTCGGGCGAAACCCTGCTCCCCTATCCAACCTGCTACGGAAATCGCGCCTCGGTCCTTCGGGACGACCTGGCGCTGCTCTGTCAGCGCGCCGGGATGCCCTATCTCTCCCCGCACAAATTGCGCCACGGTCATGTCGTGCACGCGTTGAAGCAGGCCCGCGACCTGGCGGACCTGAAAGCGATCAGCCAGAACGTGATGCATTCCAGCGTGACGATCACCGATGGCATTTATGGGAATCTGATTGGAAATGAGGTCCGGGAGACGATTGCCCAACTTGGCCAGGCTCGATCCGCGGAACTTCAAGTCAAGGTCAACGAACTGCTGGAGCTCTTGAGAAAGGGTTAAAAATACCCGACCTTATTCCTCATTGGGAATAAGGTCGGGTATTTGCAAAGAACCAGGTCGGGGCGTCTTTAATTTAGTACAATTGTTCTATATTGTCAAGGATGTTATAATGGCTACAAAATGGCAAACCAATCCCACTCCGATGCACCTGGAGACCCACAAGATGTTGAAAAGAAGCGGTTTCAGTTAGCAGCTTTGACCAGAAGGCGGACGTATCTCAAAATGCTGATTTATTTAATTCAATCTGGTCTGTATGGGAAACAAGAAGATATTTCCAAGTTAAAAGAAAGCCTTGAAAAAACCGAAGAATTCATATCAAGGCTTGATGCTGATCGATAAATCATGACCACACATCCCGTCCTCTACTTCGGTGACAATCTCCATATCCTGCGCGAGCACATCGCCGCTGAAACGGTTGATCTGATCTACCTGGATCCACCGTTCAACTCCAAGCGCGATTACAACCTGCTCTTCAAGACTCCCAAGGGGCAACAGGCGGATGCATCCATCACCGCCTTCGAAGATACCTGGCACTGGGGCGAACAGGCGGAACGAGAGTACAGCGAGATTCTCAAGCAACCCAACACAGACGTGGCTGAGTTGATGTCATCCCTGCGTCGCTTCCTGAAAGAGAGCGACATGATGGCTTACCTGGTGATGATGGCTAATCGCCTGCTGGAGCTTCATCGAGTCCTGAAACAAACCGGGTCCCTTTATCTCCATTGCGACCCCACAGCAAGCCATTACCTTAAGATTGTGATGGATTCGATTTGTGGAGCTCAAAATTTCAGAAACGAGATTATTTGGCAACGAACAGCCAGTCACAACGATTCCAAGAAATGGGGAGCTGTACACGATACATTACTCTATTACGGAAAGTCAGATAATGTTAATTGGAATGATGTTTACTTGGATTATGACCAAAAGTACATTGATAATTTCTATAATAAAAAAGATGATAGGGGGATCTACCGTCTTGATCATATTATTCGTACGGAATCAATGGGGCCACGTCCAAATCTAGCTTATGAATATAAAAGTTATAAACCTAAATGGGGTTGGAGAGTGGTCAGGGAAAAGCTAGTAGCGATCGATGCAGATAATAGATTGGAATGGAGCAAGTCCGGAAGACCATATCTCAAACGTTATTTGAGCGAACAAAAAGGAACGCCAATCAAGTCTGTTATTATTGATATACAGCCTCTGTCAGCACAATCAACAGAAAAACTCGGATATCCCACCCAAAAACCCCTCGCGCTCCTGGAGCGCATCATCCAGGCATCCAGCAATCCCGGTGATCTTGTTCTCGATCCCTTCTGCGGTTGTGGCACTGCGGTCCATGCTGCTCAAAAACTCGGGCGTAACTGGATCGGCATCGACATCACCCATCTATCCATTCATCTGATAGAGCGCCGTATGCATGAAGCTTTCCCGGATCTCAAGTTTGGGATTCATGGTGAGCCGGAAGACCTGGCATCCGCCCGGGATCTGGCTGAACGGGACAAATATGAATTCCAGTTCTGGGCGTGCTCTCTTGTCAATGCCCAGCCCTATAAGGGCGGTCAGAAGGGAGCCGACAGCGGTATTGACGGCATCCTGTACTTCCAGGACGATAAAAAGGAAGCCAAGAAGATCATTGTTTCGGTAAAGGGTGGACACGTCACTCGGACGCAGATCGCCGATCTGAAAAACACTGTCGAGCGCGAAGGCGCAGCGATGGGTTTCTTCATCACACTTGCCGAACCCACCGATCCGATGATGAAGGAAGCAGTCAGTGCTGGTTTCTATCAGAGCCAGATCATGGGGGAATTCCCGAAGATCCAGATCCTGACAATCGAACAACTCATGGGTGGAGCTGAACCGCGCTACCCGGACCTGACAATGGGACAAGCCAGCTTCAAGAAAGCCAGGACTGAAAAGAAAAAAGGCGAGCAGCCAGAACTGTTTGAGTGATCATCCCACCGGGCACGTCTCAATGTAGGATCCAGCTAGGCAATCTCTCATAAAATAAAGTAGCTGCCTGTAATCATAAACACCCCAGCCACTCGGCTGGGGTGTTTTTTCTACGCCACTTCATACGTAAACATCGCCGCCAGTATATCCCCTGTTGCCCATGTGAACGGAGCTGTGCTGGTTATATTTTGGGTAACAACAGACGAAGCTGATATCCCAAAGGAGCGGAAGTTAACTTGAGTTGTTGGGTCGGATAAGGCGGGCTGTATGTTCCCCGCGAAAATGGTACCTGCCGATGTGTCAAGGCATTGCGTATTACCCAACGGCATGTATGCTCTGGATGGCATCGTCCCAGTGGGTATCGTGCACCTCACCACCGTCCCGGTGATGGAGGTGGTGCTTCCGAACGTCAAATGGATGGTCGCCACGACCAGTTTCCCCTTTTTAACATACGAGCAGTCCAGCGTCCCATTCCCCACCGTCAAATTTGTGAACGTCGGCGTCCACGACGCGAACACCGGGCGATCCACCTCCCGCGTCTGATATTGCTCAAACAACCCGGCGACCATATCCAGCGCATCAGCTAGGGGGGAAACGTATGCGGCTATCGAAGCCGTCTTGATTGTTCCGGCGGTGTCAAAATCCCCGGCAGCGTAGATAGTATTATTATCATCAATTAGAATGTCGTAAACATACACATTCACTCCCCCCAACATTCCGCCGCCATTGGAAAGCGCGCGCCAATTTGTACCATCGGAATATGCTATGGCATCGGCTTCTGAAATCCCCCCGGCGTCTGTAAACAATCCACCAATATAAAGCACTCCGCTCGATGAAAAAGTAATTTTACGAACTTGGTTGTTCACCCCTCCATTGACATTAACCCAACTACCTCCACCGTCCTTGGCGATATAATCCGCGAGCGCATCCCCGCCAGCGTTGGTAAACGCACCACCAATATGGAGAGTCCCATCCGGTGAAAATGCTATTTCCCAAACTTGACTACTCACCCCACCATTGACATTTACCCAACTGCCTCCATTGTCCTTGGCAATATAATCCGCGAGTGCATCCCCGCCAGCGTTGGTAAACACACCACCAATGTGAAGTACGCCAGCCGGAGAGAATTCGATTTTATCAACACCACTATTCACCCCACCATTGACATTTACCCAACTGCCTCCGTTGTCCTTGGCAATATAATCCGCGAGTGTATCCCCGCCAGCATCGGTAAAGTATCCGCCAATATAGAGAGTCCCATTGGGGGAAAACGTAATCTCCCAAACGATATTATTCACCCCACCATTGACATTTACCCAACTGCCTCCGTTGTCCTTGGCAATATAATCCGCGAGCGCATCCCCGCCAGCGTTGGTAAACGAACCACCAATATGCAATACCCCAGCCGGAGAAAACGCAATTGCCGTGACCCCTAAATTCACACCGCCGTTAACCGCTTCCCATTGGCGAGTCCCGAAATTATATCGGGCGATATTCGCGGCTGCAATACCACCAATCCTATCGAATGATCCGCCTACATAAAGATATTTCACGCCACTGATGGTTACTAGAGCTCCACATGTAATGTATGATAGGCTGTCATCCGCCAGCGTCATCGGCAGCCACCAATTGATTTGCAGACCATCAGCTGTGCCTATATTTTGCTGCAGGTCTACATTATCTGAGACAGTCCGCAGGATTCCACGGTCATCCACACCCTGAAGGGTGACCGGATCAGTTTCTGAGTTACCCAGAAGAGTCGCAATGACCTGCTCGAGATTTGCCACGCGCTTGCGCAGGTCATTCTCATCACCGTTATCCAACCGATACAACATATTCCTCAGACCGTCGTCCATCACAACCTCCTAATTCTCTATAAGAGTCAGTGCCACACCTTCGATGTCATCGCTGTAGGCCATGCCCATAATGCGTACGTCTGCCTGCGTGCCAACTCTGCCGCGGATGCCGTATCCATATTTCGCAGTTTCAAAATAGGTGCGGTTTCCATTCCGTAAACGTGAGTATAAGAAACCTGATTTGGATGCCGTAGCCCGGAATGTCCGTCTTGGTTGTTTCATTACTTCTATTTGCTGCAGGGTCAACGCCTCCAACGCCCCCGAAAACTCCACCTCATACGGCGCCTGCCGTAGTCCATAGCGATCAATGCTGGCTGGATCGCTCACCATGAGATGATTGCGGACCTGAGAATCCGGCACAACTCCCATGATCCAATTCTGTATGGGGCCAACCTCGGACAGCGATTCTTCCTCGATACGGCAATTGCTGTCATTCAGACTCGCACCCGTATTAACTCCTAGCTGTTGAGATAGATTGGCATACAACTTAAGCCGGTTGTTTTCCATCCTGGGCACAACTTCGTATTCACAGCCTGACTGCTTCAGTATTTGGTTGATATTGTCACCGAGTCTCACCGCAATAGAGATAAACGTCCCGCAGTGTCGCCCTCCGTTATAGATGTCCCCCGGGCGGATGAGCGTATCCTCCGTCGCATTGGCAATTTGGATTATCTCGCGCAAAATTTTTCCCGCCGATCCCGATATCCCGTCTGGCCTCGCGTATTTTCCGATCCGGTCAAAAAAGATCGACTCGTGTGATAATGCCAAATGCTTATTGGTCTTATTCCCCCAGGTACGCGGCGTCTCGAGTCTGCCAGACCAGGCCGGAAGATCGACATCATTAAATACTACCAGGTGGTTTCCAAACTGGAAATTACTCAATGTGTTTTTGGGGCTTTTTACAGGCAATGTAAATTTACACTGCCCGACCATGTTGATACCCCAGGAACGCTGAAAGACCGCCTCGAACTCATCCAGGATATGCCCGCGCTGTCGGTCGAAGAGGATGCCCCAGGATGCCATATTAAACCGCCAGTTGGTCCTCGTGCATGGTGATTACCGTCAAACCAGTCACCGCCGATTCGGTGTGTAGCAGCTCATTCACGCCCGGGTCGAATATCATCCAGTCCCTCTGGTTGTTTCGAACAAATAATGCAGCTCGGTGTCGCTTGCCGTCCGCCAAAGTGGTGACGGTCTTGGCCTCACAATCCACCTCCAGCTCGCCATTCAACATACCGGTGTATTTGATTTTGAAGTAGGTTCCGTTTGTATTATTTTTGAATATGAAGTTATGCTCATACGAACTGTCGTGCCGGGGCATGATCTCGGGGATTAACGGGCTGACGGTCTCATATTTCAGAGAATTTGTCTCCAACGCAGAGACGTATCCGGTCCCCCCACTTTGCCCGGCACCCTGCACTCCAAACATGATCGTGCGCAGGTAATAATAGCCGGTCCCCATCAGATCCGGTCCAACGGAAATGGGCGATCCCCAACTCCCTGCACTCGTGGGCGCTGTGACAACCTCCACGGTTTCCCATTTAATCCCGTTTTTTGACTTTTCCAACCTCACCCGCTCAGGCCATGTATTGCCAATGCGATATTTTTCATATACCCACGAGACCACGCGATAAATACCGCCAGGTTCGTAGATCGACCAGGTAATAAAACCGTTTTCGTTCCGCCACAAGCCGCTCTGATAGATCGATCGCATTAACATTCCCATCTCGGTGGCGGGATCCGTGCCGTCAGCCATGTGATCGCCGGTATAAATCTGGCTCGCATTCAAATACCTAGCAAATGCGGAGCGCTCAACATCCGGTTTCCAGGCATCTGAGCGCAACCCAGTCTCATCCCAGAAGGTCTCATAATTGCGCGTCACATTGTTGCTGCTGCCCAACTCCAGGAGAGGTTTTCGAGTGTCGTCTGTCTCTTGAGCCTCCAGGAATGGATTACCCGCGTAGAGCCAGTAATCGTTCCGCATCATATAAACAGTGTCCCCAATGGTGTGCGCTCCAGCAGATGTATCGTTGACCGCACGCGCATCTATCTCCAGCTTAAATCGCAACGGATCTTTGTCTATATAATGAAATGCCTCATTATCTATGCGGACTACACCTTCCTCGGGCATTTGGTACAACGCTTGAAGATTTGCAAATGTCACCTTCAGGTCGATTTCATCGATATTCCCAACCGCCGAGATCGCCGTCCCTAACTCGAGCGAGATACCTGCCCGTTCGCTGGCTACAATCCATATCCGGGTTGCCGCCGTGTTGGGCGCGTTAATCCACAGATTCTGCTCCAATCCATTCTTATAGACCCGGACGTCTCTCATATCTGCCTGGCAATAGCTTAAATAGATCTTCACATTATCGGCAAACGCATGGGCGGTCGTCCCGCCGATGGCGCGCGTCACGCCGGTCAGGTTCCCGCTGGTCGTGCCCGTCCGCCCGGTCCAGGAGATTTGTTCCACATTCACCCCGTCATCAATGTAGCCCATGCCATAAGTCGGTATGGCTCCAGTCAGCGTATCATAGGGTATTGTGGTCTGGCTGTCGGTGATGCCCGCCACATCATTAATTTGGACGTAATTGCCGGAATCCTTCACCCACGGTCTGGTATCCAATCCGCCATCGGTCAGCTCAAGCCCCGTCGTCACAAATCCACGATCACTATGCGGGTTGATCACCGAGACCCAGTGCCGGTACAAGAATCCATCTGTTTTGATGCTGGTGGGCGTGAACGTGAATTTCGGTCGAATTTTCCGGTTGCCGGTGTTTGTTACATTATGAGTCTGCCCGCTCGCCGTGATGTTCCACGTATCATCCACTGCCGCCTTTCGCCAGATCAGGTCTGGCACATCCAGCAGCAACTTGTACGTTCGCTCGAATTTCGTCCGCACCAGGTTTACGACGCGTCCCTGTATCGACCACTCGACGCTACTCTCGTCCGCGACGGTCAACGTTCCCGCTTCATCCTCATCGTTTGAGCAGGCGGCTGATAAATTCTTAAGAGCTGTTCGCCAGTTTGCCGCCCGGATTCGTACCGTGACCGCGGTCTTGTCCATCTCACGCTGAAGCCCAACGATGGTCGGCGCATATTGCCCACGAGTAATCACCGTCGTTCTAATGGTCGGCATGATCTGCAGCCGGTCATCATCCTCGATGTAGGCATAATAATCACCGTTATTCAAGTTGAATGCCGATGCTGCTGACGCACTCTGGAAGGATTGCACGCGCCACATATCACCCTCTCCTATTCAGGAATTCCATGATCTCGTTAATGGTTGTGCTCGGTCCAGCACCCGGGATTTGTAGCCCGTTGATATACACCGGATTGGCAATGCTGTTGTCGTTGTTGACTACGCCAGCCGAACTTCCCACCGAAGAAAAGGCAGGTGAATCAGCCAGGCTGCCAAACGTGTTTAACAGCCGCTGGTTAACCGCCTTGAACTCATCGTTCATGCCCGCCTCGAAACCAAGCGCCGCGAACCTGCCTGCAGGCATGAACTTCCTCGCCGGTGAGTGGCCTTCTTCCGCTTCAAGAACAGCATCAATGATTCCAGCCATAAATTCCTGGATCTTCTCGTACAGCCACTCCCAGGCATCCATGATGCCCGCCCACAACCCCTCAACAATATTTTTCCCCGCTCTTTTTATTCCAGCCATCGCGCCTGACACAGCGCTTCGAAATGCCGAATCAATCTTTGGGCCGAGAGCAGGTACACCAACGGCAATAGCCAGACCCATTTGGAGGAGGAAATTTTCGATCGCATCCTTGGCTGTCTGGGGGACTGCATTAGCCAATCCTTGGGCGATTCCAGCGATGAGTTGTGCTCCTGCAGTAAACAATACCGGGATGTTCTCGAACAATACCCTCAGAATTTCTCCAATCAACGTGATAATGCCTGGCATCAATGTCGGCGCTGCTGCCGCCAGTCCCTCCGTCAACGCCGTAACGATCTTCAGCGCTGCATCCAGGATGATGGGCAGGTTCTGCACGATGAAATCCACCAACGTCAGCAGCACATCGATCACCACAGGCAGGATGATCGGCAGCGATGCAATAATTCCATCCAGGAGCCCCTTCAATATCCCCAAGCCTCCCTGAAGTAATCCCGGCAGCTGACTCGAGATATCCGTCGAGATTTGTTTTACCAGCCCGGTAATGCCTGCCAGGAAGTTGGCGGTCCCTCCGCCTTTATTCGCGAAGGTATCCACGATTCTGGAGAACGTCGTAAGATATCCGCCCAGGGTCCCAAAGATGGCTTGGAATCCCGGCAGGAATATAGTTGCCAGAGTCCCAAGTGTTCCCTGCAGAGATAATTTCAAACCTGCTATCGTGTCGTCAAAAGCCTCCAACCCCGCTATATCCTCCTCGGACATCACCGCGCCAACCCTGTGAGCTTCATCAGCCAGGCGCTCCAACTCATCGCTTCCAGCCTTGATCAGTGGATTGAGTTCCTGCGCACCACGCCCGAAGATCGCCATTGCCAACGCATCCCGTTCGGATGCGTTTTCGATCTTTCCCAGGGCATCGATGGTTTCACCGAAGACATCCTGCCGATCGCGCAGACTGCCATCCGCATTCGTGACCGCTACGCCCAGGGTTTCCCAGGCATCTACCGCATCGCCGGTCCCTTCCGCCGCACTTGCCATCGACCGGGTCATCCGTGCCTGGCTGGTTGCGATCGTATCCAGGGTAAGCTTGTACTGACTGCCAAAGTATTGAAGTTCCTGTAATCGCGTGGTGCTGATACCAGTCTTGTCTGACATATCCACCAGCGCCGCAGCTGCATTCCCGGATGAAAAGACCAGGCCTCCCACCGCCGCGGCTACAGCTGCAACGCCTGCCACCAAACCCAGCAGGAGTCCCACGGTTGCCTTGGCTACAGCTCCAACACCGCTCAGCACCGATTTAAACCCCTCCCACTTCGTTCCAGCCTTCTCCGCTGCCGAGCCCGATTCCTCGGTCGGCGCCTTGATCCCCTCCAGCGCGGTCTTGGTATTGCGAAGTTCAGCGTCCATCTTCCCGAGCGTCTCAGTTTCCTTGTTCAACTTGATCTCAAGATCCTGTGCCGCTCGGCTGGTCGCGCCCTTCTCTGCAGCAACGCGCTCGTACTCAGCCCGCACTGCCGCCACTTTTGCTTTTTGGATATCGATCGAACTGGTCAGAGATTTGATGCGCATCTCCAACCCATTCGCATCTTTTGCCCAATCTCCCAGGCCTGCCGCGGATGCCCTGAATCCCGACTCAATGACCCTCAGCTCGCGGTTCATTCCCGCCAGCCCGGTCTTAAAATCGGTGGTGTCTAATCCTACTTTTCCAGAGAGCCGTTCTGCGTTGTCAGCCATTGCTCGATCCTATAGAAAACTTGCTTCATCGGCATAGATCCGCCGACTTTCATTTTTGTGCTTCCCTTTCCATTGGGGATATCGGAAAATGAAGTTGATTAAACTTTCCATGTCCGTCGCATCGATCTGGCTCAACGGCCAGTGGAAGCTATCCACCAACCTGCACTCCAGATCCAATATAAAGTCGCCGTTCTCGTCTACCTCGATCTTTTCTTCTTCCTCGAGCCCGGCGCCATAGTAGGGTTTGCCTGCACCAGTGCTCCTGCCCGCGCCACGATGTTCTTCAGCACGCTGATCATCTCGCCGACGTCCGCGCCCACGTCCAGGTCCTGGATGGTGAACTGGTTGCCGAATGCTTCCACCACCAACCCGGCGATTGCATCGATATCCTGTGAACCGACCGCATCCTCGTTGATGGATTTGGACAGAGCGATTGCCTTTTTTAGGATGCCCCACGGGATGACCGTTCGGCTGAACGTTTGCTTCTCTTCATCATTCGCGCCGTATAGCGTGATTGTGATTGGTGTGCCTGACATTGGTTCCTTTCTTTTCGTTCTCCCCTCCCCAAACGAATTCCGTGTCTGGGGAGGGGGTTGGGTGAATATGGATTATGCCGTGGTGAAGTCGTACACCGTATCGGCGAACGACTGACCATAAATATCGGTGACACCCGGCACGATGATCAGATAGGTGGTCAACGCAGCCAGGTTCGTGGTCGGGTCCAACGTCACGACCGTGCGAGCCGCATTCAACGTGCGGGCGCACGCCTTGACAACACCTGCGTCTGTCGTCAGGATGATGCCATCCTCGGCACCACCCGCCAGAGGGTTGTTGAAAGTCAGGGTGATGGTCTTGCCCACTGCCACACCCGCTGCAGCATCGGCAGGATCGGGCGTGCAAGTGATCGCGGAAGGCGTCCCAGCATTTGGCACCTGGACACTGGTGAACCAACCGGTCGCACTGAAGCCAGCATCAGCCGTGTCGCCTTTCACGCGCTTCACGGATGCCACGGTTGTCCCGCCGTCCAGGTCGAACTCATAGACTGTGCGGACCGCCGTGAATTTGAGCTTGATACCCTTGGGATCGGGTGCATCAGTCTGGGTTGCCTGCTCCTCGCTGGGTGGGGCAAACTGTCCCTTCAGGAACCAGTAATAGCGATAGGTCCCATCAGATTTCTTGGCACGGAATCCCAGCGCCACATAGGGCGCCTGTCCGCCGTTGTCATAGAAACGGTCATTGACCTCATCCCAAACTTTGCCCAGAATGATAGCCTCCACATTGTTGGGAAGGCCGGTGATCTCCACATCCAGCTCGGTTTCGCCCTCACTGGACATGGTGTCGAACGGTTGGTTGTCCGCGTACTGGGTCTTGCTCGCCCCTTTGGGTGCCTGTGCCACGTTCATTACCGGCGCCAGGTAGGCAGGTGCGCCAGCCGCGTATGCGCTTTCATCGTCTTGCGTCACCAGGGCATAATAGACCTGGTCAACGCCAACGTAACTTTTGTAATTCAACATCAGTAACTCCTTTCAGGCGAGGCAGCTTCAGGCCGCCATCGCCCACTTCAGTGACACGAGTCACTGAAGTCATAGATAGAAGTAGTCCTTCGCCAGACCGAAGTGACGCGTTTCCTTGTCATAGGCCAGTTGGCGTTCGGGACCTCTGGTGAAGCCCGCCGCAAGCATGGCAGTGTCCACATCTGGCAGACTGACCAGCCCGGCGCGGGCATAGATGGAAACTTGGACTCGGTAGATTCTCAGCGTCTCGACATTGTCTGCATGCTGCTCAGGGACGCCTGAAACCTCGATGTAGGTGATGAACGTATCCGGCAGATCGGCTCCGGTGGACGTCAGGTACTGACCGAGTGCATACGGGATCGCAGGCGAGAGGGTGTCCAGTGCAGCCTTCACGCGCTCGTGGATGGTCGTCATACGAAACCCTCTTCCTTCAGGACTGCCTTTTCAGCCTCACGCACTCGGGCTTTATTCTCGTCAAAAGCTGGGCGCAAATAGGGCTGAGCCTTGTTGGTTGCCGATCCGAATTCCTGAACGTTGCCGTAGATGGCTGTCTCTGCATCGGTGCTCCTGCTCATGCCAACCTCCACAGAGATGAAATTACCGTCCTGGGTCGGTGCGGTCCGCTCGAGTTTTGACTTAAGATTGCCGGTCAAAACGGGTACCTTCTCCAGCATGGAATCGTGTACAACATCACCGCCTGCCGCGACGGCTTTCGCCGCAGCCGCGTCGACGTCTTTTCCTGCCCTGGCGATCTGCTCCAGGTATTCAGCCATGCCTTTCAGGTCCATCTGAAACCGGACGGTCATACGGTTCCTTTCACGCGCTCAACTCGGAACACTGTCCATCGGTTCAGGTTCTGGACATTCTCCGGCGCCGAGATGATCTGCCACCGGGAACTGTTCGGATCCAGGATCGCCCAGCTCGCCTTGATGTCGCTCCGGTAGCGGACCGTCACCGTGGCGCGCTCGACCGATTTGCCAGCGTCACTCTGCAGTGCCTCCTGACCATGATCGTGTACCCAATGCGACCAAACCGTGGGATTGGTCGCCACATTCGACCAGGATGGCACCTGCGCGCCGTCCGTGCCTTGTGCCACGGTCGGCTGCTGGAACGTGATTCTCGTTCGGAGCTGCCCGGCATGCGCGGTGAAATCAGCCATTACGCGCTCACATCATCCGCGGGGTGCTTCAGCACCACCACATACTGGTTATCCGACAGATCGTCGGTCGCGGTCTGCTCGATCTGGTCATCATCACTGACCGTCGCTTCGAACTTTGCCGACTGATCACCTGCCACGCCATAAACACCCGTCAACGTGATCACAACGTCACCCGCTCGCGCGCCCGGCAGCGGGATCGATCCCGCTGTGTTCAAACCCTCGAACAGGTATTTCCGGTATTTGAGCGCAATCGCTTCCAATTGCACAAGCAGGGCGGTCAACGCCTCAGGCGCCTGCCCGATGGCATTCGGATTGTCATACCAATAGGTCAGCAGCACGCCAGCCGCCATTTTGGCAGTGTTGTGCTTCGTGGCATCGGTCGCCCAATCATGCCCTGTTGCCTGGCTGAGATAGGTGTCAGCCAGCGGGAGCAGTTGCAGCATCACCGCGTCGTCGGTCGTGGATCGTATGAAATTGGCAGCCTCTGCGGCATTCAGAATGTTTGCCATCGTTCAACCTTGCCAGCAGGGATGGGCAGGAGGACGGCCTGCCCATCCCTGAACTGGATTAGGATTTCCTGCCCCGCGGCTTCTCAGCCTTCGGGAATTCAGGCTCCACATGCACCACGGGCGGCTCTGCAGCAGGAACCGGTGGAACGGGTACGATCGCGGGTCGGGAGACTTCCTCCCAACCCTCTTTCTTGTACGCCTCCACCTTGGACAGCGGCACATACATGGTTGCCTCGCCGCATTTCATCAGGACAAGTTGCTGATCAGCCATTGCGCGCCTCCTATCCGAGCAGGATCGCGATCGCCTCGGGCTTGACAGCCTTCACGCCCCAGGCCAGACCAACTTCGTACGCGATCCGGCGGCGCTGGCGGTACATCGCAACCTGGAAGGTGATGCCGGTCTGCTCGTCGGTGATGGCGAGCACGTCATCGGCCGCGTCACCGCCCTCGGGCATGGCAGGCTGGCGCATCATCAGGTGGATCGCCGAGCGGCTGAACGCCAGGTTGGCGGCATAGGATGCAGCCGCGGAAACTGGATCATTATTGACCCACGCGACCTGGATACCCGGATTCGCCAGGACGATATCTCCGTCGCCATCACCGGCAAAGCCGGTCTTCACGACGTACTTGTTGGTGTCCCGGGACGTTTTGGTGTTGGTGAGCACATCACCTGCCAGGATCGTGCCGGTCCCGGTGTCCACATGGATGGTCTTCGAGCCGATCGCATAACCGGCGGTCAGATCCACCAGGTAGCCGGATTCGGTCCCACCGGTGTGGGTCTTGACCTGGGCGCTCTCGCGCACATCAAAACCCATCAGGGGCAGGAGCAGACCGCGGCGGAGCAGGGTATTGTCCCCGCTCTCGTTCGCCTTCCACAACTCCACCAGGCTTCGCAACGCGACGCCCGCTGTGGTGTTGAGCACCAACTGCAGATCGCCGAGCGGAGCACCGTTGTCGGCCAGGATCTTATAGAGCTGCGCCATGAAGGCCAGCTTGTTGGTGCTGTCGAACGGGGTGGTGCCTGCGGTGCCATAGGCACGCGATGCCGCCACGTACAGTGCGGCAAGATCGGCTTCGACCTCGTTGGTCAGGGCGCGCATCGCCTGCACGAACTGATCCTTCAGGATCACATCGTACAGACCGCCGAGCGCCTTCTGTTCCTCAGCCTCCCAAAAGAAGGTCGCCGAGCGGACCTTGCTGATGGTCATGGTATCGGAGCCCTGCGTGCTCGCGCTGGGGTCGGGGCCGGTGGCTGCCGGGGCAATATCCGCCGCTGCCAGGGCAGGCACGACCGGGTAACGGATCGTCTGATCCTTGGCTGCCATCTCGCCGCTTGCATCGAGTGTGACGGCAGGGATGAAGCCTGTCAGCTCGCGCAGGATCTGGTCCTTGGCGGCATAGATGGTCGGGATGAGATTGGTAAGGGTGTTGGACATGGGTTAATACCTCGCTTTCGCTAGTCTTCGAGTTTGCCGCCGCCCTTGATAAAGGTCGCACGGTCACTGGGGGAAAGCGCGATCCAGTCGGAGCGCTTCATCATCCTCGGGGATTCATCATCCTCGGGGGTGGCAGGGGCATCGGAAACGGGAACGAAGCGTTGAGCCACGTCACTGCCGGTATTCGCCTTCTTCAGGGACTCGTACAGCTTGGTGGCGGCGTTGAATTTGGCTTGTGCAATATCCAGCGGTTCTTGCAGAGCCAGCGCCTTTTCTTTCGCCTCATCCGTTCCCTCGCGGAAAAGCGTGTCGATATCGTTCGCCACGCGCTTGACATCCGCATCCGCCGTCACAACGGCATCGTAGTAGGGTTTCAGATCAAGCATGGGAATTACTCCTTTTCCAAAATTTGGTTGACACGTTCACGCAGGCTCTGCGCCGTGCGTTCCATCTCCGCATCCAGGGGAGCGCTGGACTCCACCACGGGCGGTAGATTAACAGATTGAATGGCCTGCATCACCGCAGGCGGGACATGATCATAGGTCTTCAGGCAGTTCACAAATCCAGCCTGGACCGGCTTTGCCTGCCCGGCTTGGATGACCTCATCCGCAAAACCGAGCTCGACCGCTTCACGCGCGCTCATCCAGGTCTCTGCTTTCATCATTGCCGAGAGCTTGTCCTCGGGGAGACCGGTCCGTTCCGCGTAGATCGGGACAATGCCATCCTTAACAGCCATCAGCTTATCCCGCAGTCCGGTCAGGGTGTCGATATCCAGTTGCGCCATAAGAACCATCACGGCTGGATCATGGATCATCATGTATGCCGAATTCATCATCTTCACCCGGCTGGCTGCCATCACCACCGCCACCGCCGCACTCGCAGCGATACCATCAATGCGCGCCGTTACCGGGCCCGGATAATCGGTCAGGATAGCCCGCATCCGGGACGCCGCGATCACATCCCCGCCCGGGGAATTGACCTTGAGCAGCACCGGTTTGCCTTTTCCGATTTCATAAAGCTGGTCTTTGAACAATTTCGGGGTGATCTCATCCCCAAACCAGGAGAATTCCGAGATCACGCCATCCAGCTCCAGTTCGGTCAGGCCGCTTTCGCTCTCCCCGGAGCTCACAAACCGCCAGAACGCCTCATGCGGCTGGGCGTTTCCATCGAAACAGCGGATCGGAGCATGCCCGGATTCCCGAAGTGCGGCACCGGATTCCCGAAGTTCTACTTCGGGATGTCGAAGTTCTACTTCGGGATGTCGAAGTTCTACTTCGGGATTGGGATTAGTCGTTGCCATTGGGAGTACCTCCTCGATCGATCGGCAGGATATTGCCTGCCATGTAATAGCGGTCCCCATCCGGGTACGCGCTCATGTCGTCTTTTTCCCGGGCTTCATTCGGGGTCATCATGCCATTCTGGATTCGGACCGCCATCGCGTCTGCCCGCGCCTTGCTGTCCATCCGAAGCAGAGACTCGCGCACGAACTTGAACTGGTGATTGGATTGCTCGTCCTGGGTCAGCCATTTAATCCGGGCAGCTTCCTCCCACGGCACCAGGTACGAATCCAGCGTCCCCTGCAGGTACTCGATATATTTTTGCTCGTTGCTGTTGTAGGCTTCCTTGCCCCGGTTCAGCATGTGCTCGCTCAGCCCGAAGAAATTGCAGATATCCCGGTCGGTCGCATCGATGCTCTCCAGGAACTGCGCATCCTTCAACTGAATATCGATCGGTTGGTATTCGGCGATTTTTTTATCAAATACCGCCAGGCGGTACGCATTTTCAGACCCGCTGAGGGCCTCTTCGTACGCCGCCCGAACTTTCTTTCGCTCGTCCGCGCTGAGATCGCCTGCCATCTTGATGTACGCCGCAGGCATGTATCCCTGGGAAAAGAACCGGCTCTGCGTCTTATTGGAGGCCAGCCTGCGCCCGAATGTCTCCCGCGCAAACGAGATCACACCGCGCCCCATGAAACCGGTCGCATCCGGGTTGATCAGCAGGTGCAGGATTTCCACCGCCGGGATATAGGCAACTTGATTGTTGGTGAACTTATGCTCGTACCATAGGTTACCCTGGGGATCGAAGACTGGCCGGGTTTTATTGGCAGGTAGCATCAAAAGCTGGGCAGGCGAAATGGACGGTTTCCAAATATAGGCGTTCCCATACCACAACTGCCAATCGATGGCTGCCTTCTTAAACAAGAATGGAGTCCAGCCCCATTGGTTGGGAGATACCTGCAGCAGGTAGGCTATATTCCGGGTCACCGCATCCGGTTGAACCTGCTGCTTGTTCCTGCCATCAAATTCCAACAGCTGGAACGGCATCTTGGCGACATCGTCCGAAATAATGTTGGAAGCCCGGTATGCCGTGGCAATGGCCTGGGCTCCGGCAACCGAAACCGGTTCCCCGGATTGAGTTTGGTATCCATAGGAAGGCGCGTAATCCGGCCGCGGTGTGGCGCCGGTGTCTTCCTTGACCTTCGACGGTCCCTTGAATAATTCACTCAGTATCATGTCGAGCCTTTGCCTTTCCGACCATCACGCTGAAAACGATCAGCAGAATGCCAGCCACGATCCAGGTGACGACCACATTCCACATGGATAGCCCATACACGATGCAGCCGCATCCAATCAGGAACAGAATGTCGTCGATAAACTTGGTCAGCAGCTTCATTCGTACGCTCCAAACAAACTCACCAGTGGACCGCTCATCGCGCATAATCGCTCCGGATGCAGCACGCTGTTGCGGCAATCCTCCACCCAGGGACGGGTGTAGAAATCCAACGGCATGTCGAACATGGGCGAGTGATAGGTCGATGGTGGGCAGTGCTTCACCGGTCCCTGGTAGCAATCCATCCCACACAGGATCACCGGATCGCATCCCAGCCACAGCCCAAACCACGCCGCCGTGTTGCTCGAAAAATGTCCCGTCCACACCGGCACATCGAAGACGATATCGGTCGTCGGCTCCGGGCTGACATGGATCGCCCTGTGCTCGCGCACAGCTTGTTCCTGCAGCGGGTTGGTGTCAGGCGTGTCGTTATAGACCATGAACTCAGGGTCACGTCCAAGGATCTCCTTGGTGTGATAGAAGCCGTGATAGTTCACAGCGATCAGCACCGCATCCTTCGGCACACGCGCCAGGTCACCCGGCAGGCTGGGACCGCCTCCCAGCACAGCAGCCGGGCGTCCACGAAACACATCCCTCCATGCAGACATCCATGAGCCATCGCCAGATCGGACTGCTGTGATTAATCCCGCCGCGCCGAGGCGGTCTCTCTCCGCCAAAGATCGCAGGCTGTCAAATAGGTCAGGAGTCGCTTCTGGCATGGCTCACTTAAAAACCAACTCGATCTTTCCCATCAGCAGCGCCCCGATGAAACCCAGGATGCCCAAACCGATGGAGCTGAAAAAAAACATACTCACCTTGTAGAACGTCAGCACCGGTTGCAGCTTTTCGACCCAGTCATAAATATCCACAATGGCACTGAACAACAGCACATCCCGCGTATTCGGGTCAATCTGCCCGCCCTTCTCGATCACATCTCGAATTTTTTTAAGGACCTCATTGTTCCCATTTGCCATTTTGCCCTCGACCTCAATTCCAGATTTGATTCCTACAGCTCAACGATCAGCGGTTTTTCCGGGATGTATGGATATGTGATGCGCGGATCCCCAGGCCAGGATTTGACCCTCACCCGCGTCACCATGTTCTGCCGCAAATGCAGCCCGTTCCAGGTCATAGTCGGCATGCTCGGTTCCCTCGACAGACACAAATACGGCACCAGGTTTCCCTCGCCCTGGGGAAATTCGATTATTTCGAATATCCCGTTGGGACAATCTATCTCCGGCCGTGGTGTTTTATCAATCACACGCGGGGTGCATTGAGTGGCGATGTGGTAGAGAAAAAATCCGCCGTACTTTACCAACAGGTCAACGGGCGGAGCCGGTGCGAGATAGTCCAGGCACCACACCCTCTCATAGTTTCCGTCTGTCCCCGCAGACCACATATAATTGCCACCAGTGGTAATCCCTTCCTGTTCATAGGGATTGTTGCCTGAGCCAAATCCCGTCACCGGGTCGTAAAAGCCGGGCGAATTCCAACCTACTCCATTGTTGATAAACCTATCGTGGGTATGGAGGTGTAAATACCATTCATCCATGCGATTCTTGGGGGTGTGCCCCATCAACCAATCATCATTTGGTCCAATCGGTATCGGGGGATCAGTCATAAACCTTTTTGGTGCATAATGTTTTTGTAGATCGTAGGATAACTTCGCCCACTCATAGGTCATTTTGCAACGGTCAGAAAATCTAAACTTGAACGCCTGCGGCAGGGTGTACCGCGTCCCATACACGCGCGGTAAATAACCAACTGTCACGAAACGCCGCGGATCGTTGGCTTCAAAATCATTCCTCAACCCGACAACATCCCCAGGCGGCATTATTGGAACCGGCTGACTGATCACCGGTGCCGCGTACGAAACAGACACCTCCTCGAAGCGGTCCACTCGCAAACTACCGCGCAGATCAACCAGTTTCGTCATGCTGCCTTTTTGAAAACAACCTTCGCCGCATCCAGGTGATCCGGCACATAAATCTCGCCGTCCACGGTTGCGCTCGATAATTCCAGTGTCACCTCTGCATCGGGCATCGGGACCGGCACCGCATCGATCATCCACTCCGGGCGGATAAAGCCGTTCGTCTCACCGATCGCCGCCCAACATTCCGGACCCGGCAGCACCAGGTCAACGCCCGCCCGGCGTGCCGCCTTCAAATGCGCCCAAAAACCGGAGACCCGGTCATACTGCACCAGGTCCCCCGCCTTCAGAAACGACGCTCCGATGATGTTGGTCGTCACTGACGAATCCGGCGTCGAGCGCACATTCAACCCGGCGGTCACGACCGTACCGATGGAAATACTCATAGGGTTCTCCTCGATTGGCGGTTCGGGTTCGACAGGTACATCTTCGCCAAACCACGCCGCCAGTTTTTCCATTGTCCAATTGGTCCAATTGGTATCCACAAACTGCTTGCCGTTTTTCACTCCCCACTTTGTTGGTTCCCTCGAACCGCCATCCTGCCAAAAATCCCAGGGAATTTCGGGCGGCTCACGATCGCCGGTCGCCCACCAATAGGACAACCGCTCATCTTTCCAAAATGGATCGTTTATATTCACGTGAGTACGCCAATAATCCCACCGGCTGTATATTGCAAACCTCTTGCTGGGATCGAGTCGCCAATATGCCTGGATACATGCCTTTAGATCGTCCCCATTGGGATCCCGTGGAGCATACGGGATGGTTTCCTCAAGATCCTTTGCAATAGGGCACTTCAAGTGTCCCACTGCATTGAACTCTGTCCGTGCCTGCACTTCTGCGGTGATGTAATCAATGGGGAATACCCAGCTATAAGGTGCTGCCAGCAACGGGGATGCCATCGCGCGCTTCAACTCATCCAGCGCATGCGACTGCACGACCGCCCCATTGCACACTTTCAGGAAAGTAAATCTCGAGCCGTTCTGGAATGCAGCGTCGTAATCAATGGGAACATACAACCCATCCTGGGTTTCCCAATCGTAGTGTGAATGGTCTGTTCCTAAGATCAACGTCATCGAAATCCTTAAACGAAAAACCCGACTGTCAAAATGACAGTCGGGCGCTCATCTTCCGACACGGTCCCCTGGCCAACGCCAGGAGTGCGTAAAATTGCTGCCTCTATTGTAGCACAGTTTTTATTCTGTCAATACTAAAAGCAGTCGAAATAACTCAACGATCAGCCTCCCCCCCTCTTGGATTCCCGATCATGGATTCCCGAAGTTCTACTTCGGGTAAGTTCTACTTCGGGGTATTACACGCCCCAACGGATCGCCCATTTCCCCCCTTGACAAATCCTATCGTTAGGTTTATACTATAGGCATAACCAAGGAGAAAAACATGACCACAAACCACGAACGCGCAGAACAAATTTACAACGACGCCGAACCCAATCGCCAGCGGACGCTGAAATTTGGAGCCCCCTTGACTGGCATACTCGCCTGCACTGTTGAACAAATTGAATCACACCTGAACCTGGTAGACGAAATCAACGCCGAATTTGGCACACACCTGGATCCATCAAAATTCGAGATCGGAACAGACCGGGAAAAACTCGCCCAAATCGCAAATCACCGCCGCCATCAGTCGAACGGACGAAAAGGGGTGAATGCCCTCATCAACAAATATGGGTATGAGAGCGCCGCACGGATCGTCAAAAACCATTCCGGTAAAACCATTCAATAGGAGGATGAAATGAACCTGGCAAACATGCTCATCAGCAATGGATACGTTGGCAGCATGGGGATTGATTGGAAAACCCCCACACCGGATGACCTCGAAAATGCAATTGTCGGAGCAATGGAAATCGAGGGAAAAACTCGTGATGAGATTATCGCCATCCTGGAATCCGGCAAATCTGTGCGCTGGTGCAAATCCGGTAACTACTACTACGATCACTCGTATGGAAAAATCGGAACCAAGCGCGCGCCGAAACCAGTCGATCTCGTGAAATGCGACTGTGGACACGAGATTGAGAGGGCGCTGGTTATGAATGCCAGCCTCGGAACGTCATGCCCCGATTGTTACGACAATATGAGTGATTAGGAAAATGATCATGAGAAACGAACAGCACTATATCAGGATGTTGGACCAAAACCCGAATGCATCCATTGGTTTTACCCTGGCAGCCGCTATGGTCTATGCCTCCAGGTACGGGATATGCGAGGCAGAACATCACAGCACAGACGAGTGGCGTGAGATTGCCCGACGTCTCAAATCAAAATATGGTGAAAACCTTGATGTTGACCAGGTGCACACCGAAATGAGCACCGCGAGAAAATCAGCAGCAGCTGCCGCCCTCGGCTCCATCACATCCGAGCGCAAAGCCAAATCCAGCGCCGCCAACGGACGCCTGGGTGGACGTCCACGGAAAGCCAAATAACATCAAACCGCCGGTCTTCCGGCGGTTTTTTTATTTGATTTGTTCCAGTCACTTCCCCTGGATTCCCGATCATGGATTCCCGAAGTTCTACTTCGGGTAAGTTCTACTTCGGGTAAGTTCTACTTCGGGTAAGTTCTACTTCGGGTTGCACGTGTCCGCCCTTTCATCATTTGATCTGCTCCAGCCTCTCCCGGATCAGCTTCTCCGCCTCCTCATCCCTCCCCCTCGCCATCCAAATCTTCCCCCCATAAATCGCCTTCCCTTTCGATATCGGAATGGACACGATCGTCTCATCCGAATCCGTGTACTCGATCACCGCCAGCCCCTGCTGCCATTGCTGGTCACTCGTGCTCCCGGGCACGCGCCCATCCGTATGGCATGCACACCCCGGGCAAAACGCCCGCTGGATCACATCTCCATCCCTCGTCTTTAGCCGCCTCGTCACCAGTTCCGTCCGGTGCACATGCCCGAACACCGTCGTGTACGTCGTTTTATTAACCACTGCCTTCGCACTATCCCCCGGGCCCGCCCGCACCGTATCCCCGTGCCGGATCATCACATTCTGGTTCAACCATTTGAAATTATCCGGATAACCCTTTACATACTCCACCCGCAGCGAATGCAGCGCCAGCAGCCGTTCCACCGACAGGCTGGGTGGCAGCTCGATCTCGTCCACCGGTCTCAGCCCGTACGCCGCTCGCATGTACGCCACGATCATATCCCCCATCCGCTTGTCATGGTTCCCCTCATACTCAACCAGCTCCGCCCTGGGTGAGCTCGCCCGGAACTGCCCCAGCCACCACGCCCACTCGATCAGCGCCGGTTGCGTCGTAAAATAAAATTCCGGCTCCGGGGTGAACTTTGTGCTGAACTCGCTCAGGTCCATGCAGTCCCCGATGAAATGCACCCCGCTGAAATCCCCTCCCTGGAAGATCTGCACCGCCAGATCCAGCACCCGCCGGTCGTGGAACGGCACCAGCGTCTGGCTGTGGATCGCCCGTCGGAATCCCATGTGCACGTCCGGCACGATCAGCACCCGCTGCAGCCTGATCTTGTTATCCTGCCGCCTCGCCTTTACCGTCGGCATGTCGATCACCACCGGCTGGATGACCGGCATGATCGGCTTCAAATTTTTCCGCACCAACCAGACCTTCACCTGGCACAACTGCATGGCATACGGCTCTTCGCTCCCCGCGCTTTTCAATTTCATCCCCAACGGCCAGAAATTAATCACATGGTCCCGCACGTCCCAGATCGTCAAGTCCGTCTGGCTCGCTTTCAATGCCCCCTCCAGCGTGCATACCATCTCGCTCACATGGTCGATCTCCAGGATATTTGCCTGCTCCTTGACGGTTGTCCCTGTTTTCTCCGGCGCTTTTCCTCCCATTGAAGGGTCCAGCAGCTCCATCGGAGTCTTCACATGCCACTCCCGCTTAGCCGCATTCCGCAGCGTCCCCTCATTGATGCCCACTGTCGCAGCCATCGCCGCCCACGAATTTTTCCCGCCGCGCTTCATCGCCTCGATGATCGTCGCCTTGATTCGATTGTAATCATGCGCATTTTTAGCGGTCATGTGTTTCATTCCTCGGGATATCGAATATCGAATAATAGATTTTCATATCCATCCTTTCATCCTGGGGTCAGGGCACCATCATCGCTAATCGGCCAATCCCGGAAGATCAAAAACCCGATCTGTTCACGAAATAAAAATCGGTATCCTGAAAGAATGCGCCATCGCGCGTACCCCTCTACAAGCATCAGGTACGTATCGAACTTCCTCTGCAGCTCATCGATATGTTTGGGTAGATTCCGTTCGACCCAAATCATCCATTGTGGATCGGAACAAGCAATTGCCCGCAACGCATTGACGAATCGTCTGGGCTTGTCATATCTCAACGAGATCACCTCATCACCCATCGCGCGCAGCGCCGCGCGCCCACCTGCAGACAATCGATATCGTTTCATCACATACCCCAATCCTTGTCCATGATTCCACTCATATCAGCATCCTCCAATTCACGAACTTGGACCAGAGCTGTGATAATGGATGCGATCGGATCGATCCGTCGTGTATCCCCCGACTTCTTTTTCGAGAGCATAATATTTTCCTTGGTATCCACGATCTGCATTGCATTACCCACTGCCAGGCGCAATAACGGTGATCCATCATGCACAAGCTTATTGCTCGCCACCAGTTCACGCACGAGTTTGGTCGGTTCGCTCAGGACCTTCATCCATTGCGCGATCTCAACAGCAATGTATCCAAGATCGCCCAGCTCGATGGCAAAGTGAGTGGCATTGTAGGGGTCATAACAAATCTGGTGTACTTTCCATCCAAGGTTTTGTTCGTTCCACTGGATCCGGTCTCCTACCCGGCGATAATCAGTGACATCCCCGTCGGTAATAGTCAGCCATCCCTCAGCCGCCCAGGCTCGATAGGGAATCTTGTCGGTATGCTCATGCCGATCCACGGCTGCCTCGGGCATAAAACCATGCGCGGTGATGGCGGTCCGCCCATCTGCCAGGATAAACACATTTCCCAGCGCCGTGAGATCGATCTTCTTGGACAGGTCCAGCCCACACAAGGTCAACCGGTCGCGCGTCAACCGTTCGAACTCCTTACGCGTCACCGCGCATTGGTCCCACTTGGAAAGTGGTTTCCCTGGTTCGGGCACAAGGTAATCAGCCATATAACTGTTCTCGTTGCCGTGCACCCAGATATTGAGTTTCTTCACTCGGAACGATCGTATTTTCGCAGGGTCTCTTGAATCGAATACCGCATCATGGGTGTCTTTGAATTCCTGTGCCGTGATCGGATCCGCCATGTGTAGAGGGTTGCTTTTCGGCCAGTTCCTTGGATCGTGCTCATCATCCCCTTTATCAAGTTCACGGATCATCACGAAATAGCGGTCCGCCCGGGCTTGCCCCTCCAGGATCATTTTCCCGTATTCGTATTCCTTGTGACAGGGACTTTCCACGTCCATCCCGGCCGTGGTGATCACGTACATCAACGGTTGCTGTCGTTGCCCCTGGGCAGATTCCAGAGCGTTATAGATATCGCTGGTGGGATGAGCATGGTACTCATCCACAAACGCGCATGAAGGGTTGAATGCATCTTTGTTTTTGACCTCCCCGGAAAATGCCACCATCTCACCGCCTCTGGTCTTATGGTTGATCTCGTACTTACCGACCTTCAGGCGGCTTCGGATATCCCGGCTCTTCTCGGCCATCTCCCTCGCCGCGTTGTACAACACCCGCGCCTGTTTCCGATCGACCGCTGTGCAATACACTTCCGGGCTGGCTTCCATGTCGCCGATCAGCATATACAATCCGATGCCCGCGCCCCTCGTTGTTTTGCTGTTCTTGCGGGCTTCCGTCACGAACGCTTTCCGGAACCGGCGCACACCCACCAACCGTCCATTAGTCCGCTTGATTTTTTCGCTCTGCGAAACCCATCCAAAGATCATGGAGATCTCCCACCGGTGGGTGTCAATCAACTGGATTGGTTTCCCCACCAGTCGACCTTTGACGTGTCGCAAACTGGCAAACCATTCCACGGCTACAAAGTCTGCCTGTTCTTCATCGAACCGCCACGGGAAAGCCGGGTCCTTCTTCGGGACTTCCTGCCCACTCTCTACCTCAACACGCTTGATCAATCCTTTGGGCAGCTGCCCCGCTCGAGCCAGGTCCCGTAAATGACGCAGGCACGCCAGGCGCTCCATGTTTCCAACAACCCGTTTGTGTTCCAGGCATTCCAGCGCATACGTGGTTGTGAAGTGTAGCTTGTCCATTAGTCAAACCTGCTCCCGAACTGGTCTTCCTTCTTGTCGGCGATCTTCTTCACCAGCCGCGCTCGCGCGCTGGGCGTGAATCCAAGTTTCTCGGCATACGCATTCAGGATCCGTGACCAAGCCTGCAGCTCTTTGATGTCATCCGGGCTTTTCTTTGTGATCCGCGCAGTATCCTGATATCGCACGTACGCGTCACAGTACACCGCCAACAATTCCGTGTCGAGCACATCAAGTAGTTCGTTGGCAGATTTCAACCCTGCCACCTGTTTGATTTTTTCATGCCATACTGCGAGTGCGGGCTTACTCAACCAGCCGGGAGGTTTGAGAGCAGCCGCCTTCTCCCTCTTCAATTTCTCGGCCGCCTCCTGGCGCGCGGCAACCTCGGCCTCGGTCCAATGCTTCCCTCCATTTTTTTTGCCGATCTGCATCGTTTCTGCAGCAACAGTTTTGGTTGGCATCCTTAATTATACGAATCTCATCGGGGACTCTTTCTCGCGTCTGGCTCACCCATCGGTCTGAGACCCCTCGTCAAAACTTTTTTGCCCCCCTTCCCCTTACTTCCATCCATTGACGTTTTACGGGCATGGCACGTCTGGCACAGGGATTGATAGTTCGCTTCGGTGTCCGCGCCTCCTAAGCTACGGGGAATGATGTGATCAACGACCCTGGCGTGTACCGGTTGACCGCAATGGATATCGAATGGATCAGCACACCACGGATGCGCAGCTAGCCACGCATCACGTTTCGTTTTCCATGCAGAACCGTACCCGCGTTGACTAGCACTCGGCCTGTCATCATGCGCTCGCGGGAGCCGATGTATATCGCATCGACTCCCGTCATAGACCAGCGTGGTACATCCAGGTGCAGCACACGGATGCGGTGATCGCTTAGGCACTATTCGATACGCTCAAGAACGGAACACGGGATGCCTTCAGCGCGTCATACGCAGGCTTCGATGAGGTGATCTGCATGATGAAGCCGATGATGAACAAGGATATTTCGGCGATCTGCGCAGCATATCCATCCAGGATGGACAGAGTTACTTGTGGCTCGAAGATCCCAAAATAGACCAGTGCGCTGAAACATAGAAGGTTCAGTCCTGCAGCCCATTTATGGGCGGTATTATCTTTGACCAATCCAGCCAGCTTACCCACCTGCACAAGGACGGCCACCAACTGACTGACACCCACCAACGATGCAAACCCAAGGGCGATCTTGAGGATCACACCCATCACATCAGGTGGTATCTCACCTTGGATTGGCATGCTCTGTGGCATGAACGCCATCAGCGCCAGGGGAAGAACCAGCAGCAACATCAACACGAACGAACGATTGACTTTCATGAACTACTCCTTTCTGATCTGAGGTAACAAAAAACGCCCAACTGTCAAACGACAGTCGGGCGCTCATCTTCCGACAAACCTCCTGGCCAGTGCCAGAAGTGCGCAACACGCACGGACATTATACAATGAAATTTTATGATTTCTTCAAGGACACCTCCTCATCGTTCAACGCACCCATCTTCATCAGCAGACCAATCAACGCATCCTTCCCGACCTCCCAGCGCTGAACATTCGCACAGCCCTGAAAACGACAGACAACATTCCACGCATCCCCCATCACATCCATGATGTAAATTGGGCTCACGGGCGGAACCCGGTCAGCCTCCCACGGCGTGTCATAGATCGACAAAACACTGAACCGCCTCGTATCCTTTTCCCCGTTCACCAAACCCGACACATACCGCCGCCTCACCTCCCCCAGGATATGCGCCCCGGCATGCAGGTACAAATCTTTATACAACACCACTTTCCCCGTGCAGAGAAAGAACCGCCGGCTCAACAGTTCGCCCATTCCTCGCCTGCCTTTCGCAAATAATTCCGACTGGTCACAACCCGGTACCCATCGGATAAAAATTCCACCAGGCAGGAGTTCCTCTTGCCGCGTACCAACACGCGGCATAAAGTCCCAAATCTATCCGCCAACCTGGCCTTTACACGCCAACGATAAATCACTCCTCCACCACTGCTACTCTTCCGGGGTAATACGGACCATGCTCCCGGTGATGAGCAGATAACATCGCCCTAACCACACCGCACTGACAACATACCTCGCGGATATACATCCGCCCATCCGGCTTTTTCCCGAACACCGGATCTTCTATTCCCTGGTTGCCCTGTTCAACCAAGTGCCAACAATGCGTACACAGTTCGCTCATCCCTCATCTCCCAAGGTGACAACCTCACCCTCAACATGATCACCACCGGGCAACAAAGGCGGCATCTTTCCGCTTCGATAGATCGCATCCAATTGTGGCATCATCCACTGCCCCACAGTTTGACCGTTCGGCAACACCATCCAGGGTAGAAACTCCGTCTCCACGGTGCTGATGTTGCTGGATACTGCCTCCAACTTTGCCTTGATCACCAGCGCCAACGCACGCCAACGCTGACGCAATGCCTGGTCGAATGCGCCTTGCGACTGAAGAGCAGTCCGCCTCCTCCCGTGTTCGCTCTTGTTGAACGCACTGCGGTCCGGGATGTCGAGCACCGCCTTGTATTGCTTGCCCGACAACATGAACCCGATCACCGCATTACGATCCGACCATCCATACATAAAACCGGTCGCACCATAGCGCTGTAATATTCTTTCGATTTCCGCCCTCGAGCGCTCAGGCGACACACTGGTTTGATTCGCATAAACGCTCATTGCTTCTCCGTTTCCGCCGCAACGAACTCCACCCGTGCCTGATCATCCCCCAACACCCGCGCCAAGCATTCGCTTGCCAGGCGGCCATATTCGGCAGTTCGTTCTTCTGCCCACCGGCTTTGCACCCTCAGCACATTCCCCTGCAACTCTGCAGGCTCCCTCGACGAAAACCGCCGCGCCGCCCGTTCCCCCAACCCATCCAACACTGCCAGCCAGATCTCACTCCTCCCCGGCACCAATGGCACCAGTTCCTCCTGGATCTCCTCCTGCTCAACCCACCGCCCGATTGCCCGTAAATACTCCTCCGGCAACCCGTGGCATGGGTCATCCAACCACGCAGCAGGCGGTTGATCGTTATCGCGCAGCCGCCGGTAAATCAATCCCTGCGGACTCCGTAGCGTCTTACGGTCCGCCCAGGCTTTGCCGATCCATGCCAGCGCCACGTCCGGGTCCCGGTCCGTGATGCCCTTCGTCCCGACCGCCGCCCCGAAAAGTAGACCTGTTGCCTCCAAAATTTGCGCACAATTTGTGCGCTCAATGATTGGTGATGATGAATCAGAATCATTAATTGATTTAATATCATCATCATTCATGAGACGCGCATTTTGTGCGTGATTGTCTTTGCCGTCACAATCGTGCACATTTTGTGCATCCTCGATCAACGCCGGCTGGGATGCTTGCCCGAACAGCGTATTCCTCCCAGCGGACGTGACCACCCATCGGAATCCCTGCTCGATCACCAACCCCGCCGCCGACAACGAGCGCAGTTGCTTCTGCACCGTCCGTTTATCGGCTTCTAGGATATCTGCGATCTCATGGTCGGCGATTGCCCTGCCAGGGTTCAACTGGTCGATCCGCAGGCAAACCAGCAGTACCGATGCTGTTCGAGCGATTGCCCGAAGCATAGCCAAGTCATGTTGCGGCAACAACGTCGTCATCGTTTTCTCCTCAGTCTGATTTTCTTGAACGCCAACCCCAACCATTCCGCACTGCCCAGCAAAGGAATCACCTTCCTCACCCTCGGCTTTCGCTCACTGGGCATCACCTTCGGCAATCCAAGCCTCACTCTTACCCGAGTCTCCGTCGGAACCTTCCCGTGCTTGACCAGGGCAATGATGATCCCATGATCCACGCCGAGTTCGTCCTCGACCTTCCGCCATGTTCCAAGGCGTGAATAAGCCTGTAGAAGACGCGTTCTTGCTTTTTGGATGGATATATCGTCATTCGTCATTTCACTTCTCTCAATCATGGGACGAGCCGTCCCAAAGCATTTTTATCAGTAGGCCGCTGCTCGTCGGACAAGTCAAGCAGATCAGCCGCGTCAGGTTCATCAAACATCCCCAACTGATCTGGTTCTGCCGGCGTGCCCAGCGTTTCCGTCGCGAAGAGCGTCACGCCCAGGTTCAGTGCAGCATCCACATCCCGTTCGGCTGCCTTCGCTCGCGCCAGATCAACCGGCAATCTCCGCTTGAAAAACTCCTTCTGAGCGTCCCTCATTTCCCGCACCAATGCCACAAATTCCAGTGTGTTCATCCCTCACCTGCCTTCCCAGCATGCCTTCGCACTCGTTGATATTCCGGAGCCGTTCCACGCTCACCCGCAGCTGGCGCTTCAGTCCCGCATGCACTCGCATCCGCCGGCATTTCCTGCACTCAGCCCCCAGCTTCGGCAGCACCCATCGTCCACACCCGCCAATGCATAATTTACGTTTCATCCCTCACCGCCCTTCTTCGTCAGCAGGACATCCATTGTCCCTTGCAGTGGGCTCACAACAACATCCACCGCGGGCGAATCCTTATGTGCGAACATAGACAGCGCTTCAGCCTGCTCCAAGCTCGCATCATCCAGATCGGCGATAAACGATATTGTCAGTTCCTTCTTTGCCACATCCGCTTTGATTGATTTCACGTAGACTCGGAATTCCATGCCAGCTTCCTTTCGTTAAGTGGTTTTTACATTTTCTGGTAAAACGGAAAATCACTCTTTCCAAAACAGCCACAGTACACCGGTGAACTCTTTGATGCCCTTCTCCTCAAAGTAGTGGGTCAAAATCCTTCCCCGGATCGCCGTGCACCACACCGATAAACTCGGGTATTTCCCTGCCACCTCCACCTTCATCCTGTGCAATCGGTAGCGTGTCACATCCCGAAATGTAACCACTCCCTCCCCCGTGAACCTCGTTCCCAGGCTCGGGGATAGTGACAGGGCGGCTGAAGATCTCACCACACCGCTGGCAGCGATAGATTGCATGCTCATGGTCTATGACCTCGATTTCCTCACTCAAACACCAGGCACATACGACATCGCTCATTTCTCGGCCTCCGCGTTCTCTTCCTTGGGTCGCTCCAACTTACCAACCATCCCAACCAGCTCGACATGTCCGTTGCGGACCCGCCACTGCGGCTTCGGGAACTTCCAGCCGCGCTTGACCAGCTTCGATCGGCATTCCGGACCGATCCCGATTCGAACCGATGCTGCATCCGTCAACAGACGATGGCAGATCGCGCAATGGGTAACGGGCATCTCAATTTCCCTTCGGAGGAAAGAGCGGCATCTGCGGACCGAACACTTCCACTCCCCGCCGGCGTAGACTTCGGGCGCGTTCTTCCATCTCCCTGGATCGGCTGACGTATTCCTCGGCGATCAATTCCACATCTTGCATGGTCGCAGCCAGCCAATACCCGCCGACGCTCGACGATGACACGATCAGGTCATGATCGCGCCACTTAGCGATCACTGTCCGGATCCGCCGGTCGTAGGGGTTGTTGTTTCCTCTATCCAGCGCCGCCTCCCGCCCGAAGATCGTCTCCACGAGCTGCCAGCGGCTGATGCGGTGTTCCTTCCCTTTATGGGAAAGTAGGATCGCCCGCACTTGCGTCTCCAATTGCTCATCCGTCAAAGTCGGCATCGTCATTCTCCTCGTCATCAACTTCGTCAGGCTGGGAACCGGCAGGAAGCCCGCGGGAAGCGCGATCGATATCATCTATAAGCCGTTGACGCATTTGATTGATTGCTTCATCATGCTGTTCTCGCGTGATCAAATCCGGGACATAAACACTGACCGGATTAACCTGGCAACGCTCCGCCGTCAGCCGGGCCACCTCCTCGCTGACAAACGTGATGCAATAAATGGATGTCTCGCCATAGAATTGCGTGAACGATGGATGGGCACTCGTCTCTGGCACGTCCACCCGCAACATGGGCTTGCCGAGTTGCTCGCTCTTCGTCACCAATCCAGCGACAACCTTGTGCCCCATCAATTCCACGATCGCCCATTGTGAAACGGTATCGTCGCTCATTTCTTCTTCCCCTTCGTTTCCGTGGCAACACTCGCCAGGTCGTGGATCTCCGCATCCCACTCCTTCGCCAGCTTCACCAACGACTTCGACGCCCGCACCTGGGTGATGTTGCGAAATTCCTCCAGCAGATTCACCAACTCATCGCGTTCATAATGCGATGTCTCATCGACGATCAACCGCCAAACCAGCTCACGCCGTTCGTATTCCAACTTTTCACCCGCCGGCGCATTTTCTTTTGGTGTATGCTCGTCAGGAATACGGTCATCAATGCCGATGAATCTCCATCGATTGATGATCTCCAAGGCATCCATCGGCACGCCATCAAATAACGTCTGCGCCTCCGCCGTGTATTCCCACAGCAACTCCTTCCGGCGCATTCGATATTGGCGCATCGCCCGCATCTCCGCCTTCTCCTTCTCAGACTTCTTCCCAACGCTCCTCGAACCCTCGACTGCCAACTTGTTCAGCGATTCCCCCACAGCCACCAACAGCACCACATCGTCATCCAACCCCTCGAAATGTTGCCAGACATAATCACGCCTGTGATAATCTTCTTTTGGCAATAGGCGCAGGTCCGTCAGGCGATCTTTAAAAGCCTTCTCATGTCGATCATTGGAAGAATCAAGCACCAGGTATGCACCGTCCGCTTCCCGGTAGAACTCGATCTTCAGCGTACGGCTGATATCCTTCCTCTTCTGTTCCAGGAAAGCAACCTTCTTTCGCTCATGGCATACCCTCATCCCGCAATAATGCGTCCCGCTCATCGTCATGTAATATGGGCAGGCACTGCATGCTGGCGGGTCGCCCAAGTGGGTCAATATTTTGGCGCGTTCGGATTCCACTTCATTATTTGAACCTGCCCAAATATCCCTGACCGCCAGGAACGAATTATTTAATTCGATAAACTCCAGGGCTTTCTTATCGTTCTCGATGTGGAGCGCCCTCACCATATCGACATTCGTCACCATCGGCAGCATCTTGTTCGGAAAATTCTTCATATCCAGCAGCCACAACCCATGCCCCGCCCGCGGCTTCCCCTGATCCCAGCTCCGGTGCATCTCGACCACATTAAGGCTTTCGCCGATTGCGTTTTCGATGATCTCCTCGGGATCCTCATTACCCTCGTTTTCCTCGATCGCCTTCAACGTCTCCTTGATCTCCTCCTCTGACGCCACCCTCGTCATCGACAACAGCGTCCGCGCCGTCCCCTCAGAGATCGCCCCCTCCGCCAGCTTCGTCTGCGCCTCGCCCGGCAACTCCAACAGCCGAACCTTTCCCCGCACCGTCGCCCCGCTCACCCCGAAAAATAACCCGCATTCCTCCGACGTCTTCCCAAACTCATCCATATAACGCTGCATCGCCTGGGCTACTTCCACCGGGTTCAGATCCCGCCGCTGGATGTTCTCACTCACTGCCGCCTCGAACATCTGCAAGTCCGTCAGCTCCACCACGTTCAATGGCATCGTCACCGCATCCAGCAGCTTCAACGCCGCCAGGCGTGTATGCCCGAACGCCAGCTGGAACCGCCCATTCACCTCCCTCGCTGACGGAATCTGCAGCAGCCCCACGGACCGGATGCTCTCAGCGATCTTCGCCGTCGCCTCCGGATCCTCCATCTTCCTCGGCTGGAACGGATTCGGATCGATAAACGTGATATTGATTGACGCGCTCATGACTGTGGCTCCTTGATCAATTCCTTGTCCATCACGACCAACCGCTCCCCGCGTGAATTGATGAATGTGGTGTTATTCGGAATGTTCCCCGCTTTTACTTCCCGTGCGACCAGAACGCTGGACAGGACTGCTTTCGTTTTTTCGTTCGTCAATGATCTGGTTCCGCCGCCGATTGTTCCCCTGTGCGTTTCCTTCCCTTCTTTTTTAGGCGTTTTCTTCCGGCTGGCTTTCCGCGCATCGCAGGCGACCCAAAGGTTATCCATGATGCTCGACAGCTCGATGGAATCTGTTTCCACGACAAGCTGCACGCTGACCTTCGCTTCCACATTCATTGTCCTGGTCAGGCGGTCGACCAGGTCGCGTAGTTCCTGTTCATCGACCAGGACTGCTGGGATATTGGTTTGATACTCGCTCATATCGTCCTTCCTTTTTTAATTCGGGTTCTCCCCTCTGCCGGCATCCGTTACCAGGGGATGCCGGCTTTACAAAGGAGGAGGAGAAGAATTGGGCACAGCCCAGTGGAGCGGGCAGGATTCGGACCTGCCAAAAGCCAGCGGAATGTGGGAGTAAACCGCTCCTTCGCCCCAGGTGCGAGACCGGGAGGAGAATGCCCGGTCCCGCACTATCGGGTGAGGCGGCTTCGAGCCGCCGTCACCCATACCAACGACATGAGTCGTTGGTTACCAATAAGGTCAGCGCCTTGCACTACTGACCAATCTCACGTCGTCCTGCTTGCTCCTGTGGGGGAACAGGACCAAGGTCAGCCCAACGCGGGATTTTCTCAAATGGAAAAGAGCAAAAGAAATCCGATAAAAAAGATGGGTAGAAGCAGCAGATCTACAACAGCTAGAATCACCTCAGTCTTGCTTGGGCGTTTATCCATTGATCTCATGAAATCCATCCTCGTCCTCGACTCCCTCCGGAGCGATCATGAACGCCACAGCCGCCAGCACTGTCAACAAAATCAGCGCCCCAAGAAAAACCCATCCGACAAGCTCAATGATTTCCATCGCATCCTCCGAATCAATGCATCAGGGTGTATCCGGCATTCCGCATGTAACGAAGCACTTGGTCAAAGGTACGCATCTTCTCTTTTACAAAAGATGTGATTTCTTTCCCCCACTGATCCAGGATTACCACCGCCCATTTTCCATCTATCTCACAGACCAATCCCGTTCGCCGCGTGACTGGGTTGTAGAATCGCACGCTCTCCGGGTTTTGCTTGCACTGCTGAGCCAGTGCAGCGTTCGATCCGTGTTTGACCGCCGCATGCATTGAAACCCCGGCATCGGTTGCTATCTGCAGCATGGGCACGATCAACACCGCCAGCATCACCAGGATCAACAGCCCGATCGGAAACGCCCTCGGTCTCGGAGACATCACCGCGTTCATTGAACACCTCCGCGTAGATCCTCTTTCCAATCAAAAAGAAAATCAGCCCAGGCTTCGGGCAGGATTGCCGGTTCGGTTAGATTGGCGATCATTTCCAGCCACGCCGGCGCTGCACCGTCGATGTTCATTGACCATCTCACGGAACTCGCGACGGTGATATCCAGCCAGGTGAACTCACGCTTCAAGGCACTCTTCAGCAGCAGGAAAATTGAAATGATGATCAGCATAGGTTGCTCCTATGGTCTGGTTGGCGCACCATTTGCCTCCAGCAGTCTCAGGATCAGATTTGCAGCAAGCAACGCGCTCGCCACTCTCCTTGTCCGCTCTGCATCGTTGAAGATCCCTCCCGCCGTCGATTAGGACGACTAGGCAGTTCACGATGTGGGCGGCTTCTTCGGCACTGCGATCTCTTGCTTCCTTCGCGAAATTCGGCCAGGGTCTGGGTTTGTCGCTCATGGCGTCTCTCCTGCTCGAACGGGGCTGATAGCCGGCTGAATTGGCCGGGCTCTTCCGTTCGTGCTATGCTGGTCGGGAGAGATGACATGACCATGTTTGATTTACTTGTTGAGGACGTATACACGCCGGCAGGTCGGGCAGTACCAGGCGTTGCGAAACCGCTGCGATTCATCCAGGCTGTCTGCGCCATCTGGAAAATATTCGATCTGGACAGGTTGCTTTTTGTGGTCGCATTCCGGCAGCTCCCTGGCTGCCCAGGCTGCGATCTGCTTTCCCAATCCCCGCACCCCGAAACCATTCGCTTCCGAAATGGTCTTCACTTGTTCATAGACTTCGGGCGTCACCGGGATTTTCACGTAGTCACTGTTTGCCATTCGGGTTCCTTCTCTGTTGAGATAGTAATAACTCTCTGCGGAGCGATATTACTACTATGTCAATTAGTTGTCAATAGAGAATTAAAGCCATCTCGCAAGAGAATTATTCGAATGCCATAATTGCCACAAGTCAAACAAATATGTCTCAAGAGAGAACTGAAATTTTTATTGAATGGCTTGATGCCATTGAAAAGGAAAGGGGCTGGACAGATTACCGATTGGCCGTTGAAACAAAACTGTCATCGTCGGTATTTTCCAAGGCGCGTCAGGGCATATTGCCTAAATGGGATGCTTTGATTCGCATTGCTAATGCAACCAAAAAATCTCCTATCACGGCATTTCGCAAAGCAGGACTATTACCAGACGGTGGGGAGAATGTCACATTTGAAGACTGGCAATATTTATTGACTGAGCTGGACCCCCAGGATGAAGCCGAACTACGTCAGATCGCAGAGCTCAAGATCGAACGAAGAAGGAAGGAGAAAGAGTTGAAGTCGCTAAAGCCAAAGAGGACGGGGTAGATGGAAAAAGTGGTTGTTGACAATTATTTAGAAATAGTTATAATGATTATGCGGTCGGGAGCGCTGCATTGGTGCGGTGCGCGTGGGTGCTACGGCTCCCCCTCGGCTGCATGAACTAATTACCCCTTGTGAATTCACAAGGGGTTTATTGCTTAATCCTGATGCACATTCTATATTTGGATGATTCGGGTTCCTCCCTCAACCCCAAGGAACAATATTTTGTCCTTGGAGGTCTTAGTGTTCCAGAAAACAGTGTGCGGTGGCTGACTGAAGAACTCGACAAAATCGCATGCTCTTTTAATCCGACAGATTCTGCAATCGTTGAATTACATGCCGCCGAAATATACAATGGTAAAAACTTCCCCTGGAATATCATCAAATTTAGAATGGATCGGGTTGCAATTATCAAGAAAGTCCTGAACATTCTGGGTGGGGCTAATAAAGACATAACACTTTTTGCTTCGGCAATTCACAAAGCATCCTGGCAGAACGATGATGCAGTCATCCTTGCTTTCGAGGATATTACCAGCCGTTTTAATCGTTACCTCCAGAGAATTTCCGTCGAAACCGGAGAAAAGCAACGCGGAATCTTGGTTTTGGATAACTCGTCCTATGAATCGGGTTTGCAAAACCTGGCTTCGCAAATTCACAAAAGTGGTAATCGGTGGGGAGGTTATTTAAAGGAGACTATTGAGGTGCCCTTATTTGTAGACTCAAGAGCCTGTCGCATCGTTCAATTGGCGGACCACATAGCTTACGCTGTATTCAGGCGTTACAACGCGGAAGATATTGCATACATGAATATCATTGAGAATCGATTTGATGATATCAACGGCAAGATTTGTGGGCTTTCGCATCAAATTGCTACATATCGAACCTGTACCTGTCCTGCTTGTTTGTCCAGAAGATAGAAATGAACTGGCACGAAATATTTAACAACTTAACTGACGAAGATCGCCAGGCAATAACCCTCCTCATGCTCAGGCGGATCCACTCGCCGGCACGAAAATGGCTGCGCGAATTGCGCCCGGTGGACATGCTTTTTCCAGCGGTCTTTGCCCAGATCATTTTTCTTTTTGTCGTGCTTCTGTTGCCAGAGGAACATTACTTCGGCGCACTGATGACTGGCAACCTGGTCATTACCACCCTTGCGATCCTCCCGGGCATCTGGTCTCGCCAATCTCCCCGGGCGCATTGGATACGATGA